GCCGCCAAGAACAACGCCTGTCCAGTTTAGGTTCGCCGTGGCGGAGTAGTCGCCACCTACCGCCCTGGTGATGTCGGAGTGAGTGACTCCATCCGTGGCAAAGACTTTGGTGAGGCCGGCATACAGCCAGAAATGAACAACTGAGGTCTGTACCGGGAGAAGAAAGTGAGGGACAATCGAGGGCGGATCGAACACTTCAATATGACCCAAGAATTTTTGGACAGATCCTTCCTTCATGCGGACGTTTTGCCCGTTGCTCCACGCCTCTGGGGGCAGATCGTATGGGGGCACATCTTTTATGATCCCCAACGAACCGACATTTTTTACTTTAAGGAGAGCCATTGGCTTCTTTCAGTTGGTTGGCCCGGTTCATACCTGCGACCAATACATTCTTGATGGTGTCGTTTTGAACTTTCATTACGTTGCGGAAAGATTCGGTGGCGGCAATGACTCCCCTGGTTTCGCCCGCCACTTCAATCAACATCATCGGCAGGAAAACAATCGCGCAATCAAACCGGTCTATCTCTTTGCCGCTATTGCGATCCGTCCCAGAAACATGAACGTAAAATTTACACTCATGCTTGATGCACTCTTTTTTAATGAATGGACAGAAGTTTTCTATGGGTTTGCTCATCAGTCGAGACTCGCTACGATAACGTCAATAAATTGGACATCGAGATTAATCGCCGTCCCGTTGAAAGTATGGGTATGGGTTGCCCCACTACCAACTGTACTTGTGGCTAGGGTGCTGATAAAAGAACCACCGTTCACTCCGCCACCTGATCTTGGCGCAGAGTTATTATGACCGTAAGTATGAGAATGGGCTGGCATCTGGGCAATCGAGAGGCCCGTTCCCACATTGGTACCGGTGACCGCCTTTGATGCAAACGCTGTTTCAAAAGCAACCGAACCGCCATTACCACCACCCGCCCCTGACACAACCCGGAGGGCTTTGTCGTTGTGGGTGGTATTCTGAGTCCATCCGGTAGGCGCGGCGGCTTGGAAGAAGCACATCGACGTACCCTGCTCGATATTAGCGTACCCTGTGAACCCTCCGCTTATATCTAAATCGGTAAATTTGCCGGTGCCCCTTACTGTCTCACCGATTGACGAAAAATTCCCAGCCGCTTGAGCGTTCACGCCAATAGGAGTCCCGTCAATTTCCCCGGAGTTTGCGTCTATCTGGTTGCTCACCAGCATATCAATCGCCAGCGTGATCCAAGCGGAGTCCGTCTTGTCGCGGAATTTTATGAGGTCGGCGGTTTCATCGGGCCAGATCGTTCCCTTGCGAGCCAATGGAGGCGCAACGGGATTGGAAATGATCGTGGAAACCGCTTGGTCAACGTCCGGGAAACTATTTTTCAAAAGGGTTTTAACCAATCGGATATGGTCGTCCCCTTTGTCAATATTGTCGGACGCACCAACCGGGTTGGAAATTACAAGTTCGTTTAAAAATGTTCCTGATTCAAGAGGCATTTCATTTCTCCTGCCTTAAATTAAGTGACGTTGATCTTGCTACTCGATCTTGGCTTTCTCCCAAATATCTAAGTTTTCAGTCTTAACTACCCATGAGTCTGATCGTTCTGCTTCATCGTTCCAGCCGCTATCGTCTTCCCCTAGAATTTCCCACCCGGCTACCGCTCCCTTATGGCTTAATTCTACATCTAACCCGACAAGATTGTAAGGTGCTGTCTGGGGAACATCTAAAAACGTCGCATTAAGAATAGCCACATTGCCGACGAGAGAGTACGTTCCCAACTCAGCAAGCAACCCAAAATTCCTATCTAACTCAACCGGGGCCCCGACCAACGAGTACGTTCCGATTGCGGCGATTAACCCGAAATTCTCAGAAAATCCGACATCGACCCCAACGAGAGAATAGGTGCCGAGCGCGGCGGGGGTCTTGTGATCCCAGAGAGTGTTGGTTGCAATTCCAGCGAGAGAGTACGTTCCCAGGACGGCGATAAGAGCCCGGTCCAGAAAAAGATTGATGGCAATGCCAGCAAGAGCGTAGGTACCCAGAGCGGCGGTAAGAATATAAGCTCTGTCAAAAGTGACAGCGGGCGCGGCAAGCGAGTATGTTCCCAGGTCGGCGATTAACCCGAAATCCACAGAAAAATCGGCATCGACCCCAGCGAGAGAGTACGTCCCCAGCGCGGCGGTAATCTCATGGTCCCAAAGCAGGTTCGTTGTGGGCGCGGCCAGGGCATACGTGCCGAGTACGGCAATAAGTTTTTCGTTCTCAATCGCAGTTAAGATAACATTTTGAGGATCAATTAAAGCCGCATCTCCACCAAAAAGCGTTACCGGGAAGGCGTTGGAAGATGATTCGTTGAAGGAAGGGAAAGATCCCTCCTGATGTTCTTCCTTGTCAAACTCGGCGTCGAATACAACTGTGCCATTAATCCCATCTTTGAGAATTACTCGGTAGAACTTACCATCTAGGTTGTTATTTGCGCCACTGGATGATGCACCAATCTCCACAACAGCCTGAGCAACAAGAATGCTGGTGGTGCCAGCCTGTGTAATAGTAGCCCCAAATTGCACCCAGGGATCTACTCCATGTTCTCTTGTATAAAACTTGATCTCCCTTTCAGTGGAACCGTTGTCTACGTCCATCGTTACTCGAACCCAATGCCTTGTCCCATTCGTGAAACCAGTCGGGTCGTCTGAAACAACAGAGTGGAAAGTCTCATCGGGCTCCCGCCAAACAAAGACAAGTTTCCCGGTAGTAGCCCCACAATAAAAGAGATACGATTGATGCGCGACAGGGGGCCCATACTTAGATACAAAAGCCTCATTAGCAGTAGGAGTCCAGTCAGTCATTTCAACTTCCACTTCAATATCTATGTCACCTGCAATATCTAAAGGGTCGGCGTCAGGCGTGGAAGCGAAGCGATTAATTAATCCAGTCAAAAATAAATGAGTGCGTGGTTGAAGTGCATAAAAACCGCGATCAGCAATGAGAGTAAATTGTTTCGTGAGAGTGGTGGCGGTACCAGCGAGAGAGTACGTCCCCAGCGCGGCGGTAAGAAAGATTCCCTCAAAGAGATTGATGGCGATACCGGCGAGAGAATAGGTACCCAGCGCGGCGGTAAGACGGACTCCCCTAAAGAGATCAGTTGCAATGCCAGCGAGAGAATAGGTACCCAGCGCGGCGACAACGATATAGGTTCTGTCGAAAGTGACAGCGGGGCCGACAAGCGCGTATGTCCCAAGGGCGGCGGTAAGATGGATCCCTTCAAAGAGATTAGTGTTGATCCCCGCGAGAGCGTAAGTGCCGAGCGCGGCTGTAATCGCGTGATCCCAGAGCATCGCATCGGTGGCAACGCCTACCAAGGAGTACGTCCCCAAGTCGGCGGTGATGATGAAACCTTGATTGAGATTAGTTGCAAGGCCCGCGAGGTCATAGGTACCCAACGCCGCGACAATTTGATGGTCCCAAAGGAGGGCATCTGTGTTAATGCCGGTGAGATCGTAAGTGCCGAGCGCGGCGATTATGTTGTGGCCCCAAAGCATCGCATCCGTGGGAACACCGACAAGATCATACGTCCCCAGGGCGGCGGTCAGGAAAACCGCTCTATCCAGATTGACGGCGATGCCCGCGAGATCATAGGTCCCTAATTCTGCGGTGATCGAGTGACCCCAGAGAAGGGCATCGGTGGCAATACCAGCTAGGCCATACGTCCCTAATTCCGCGATAGTCGTGTGACCCCAAAACAACCCATCGGTGGCAATCCCCGCGAGGTCGTATGTTCCGAGCGCGGCGACAATAAAGACATCTCTCTTTAGAGCGTCCAGGGTAATGCCGGCGAAATCATAGGTCCCAAGGACCGCAACTATTTCATGGTCCCAAAGTAGGTTGGTTGCGGGACCAGCGAGAGAGTACGCCCCTGTATCGGCCTCAAGCCTTATGGATGGACTTGCTTCCCACCATTCCACCATCCCGCCGCTTGCGGGGAGCATATAAAACTGTCTGGAAAATTTACTTATATTTGTCTGTGGGAAAACCACAAGTCCTGCGGATTTATTGGTGTCACGAACAAAGTTGACAGCGGGCCCGTTAAGATCGTAGGTACCGAGAGTCGCTAAAATATTATGGTCCCAGAGCATCGCGTCCGTAGCGAGTCCAACAAGCGAGTACGTCCCTAGCGCGGCAACGATTGGAATGTTCCTGGTTAGCGCGGTGAGATCAATCCCTGCAAGAGAGTACGTTCCGAGCGCGGCGGTGATCGCGTGACCAAAAAGAAGATTGGTGGCTGGCCCAGCAAGCGAATAGGTGTCCAGCGCGGCAATGGTCTTATGACCCCAGAGAAGCCCCTCTGTTGCAATACCAGCCAAGGAGTACGTCCCCAGAGCGGCGGTGATGTTGAAGCCTTGAGTGAAATTCGTTGCAAGGCCCGCCAGGTCGTAGGTTTCGAGATCCGCATTAAGAATATGATCCCAGAGCATCGCGTCGGTGGCGATCCCGGCGAGAGCGTAGGCACCGAGATCCGCTGTGATCAGAAAGCCTTGATTGAAATTCGTTGCAAGGCCCGCGAGAGCGAAGGGGCCAAGAGCGGCAACTATTGGAATGTCCCTGGTGAGAGTAACCGCGATACCGGCAAGCGAGTACGTTCCAAGTGCGGCGACGAGCGGGACGTCTTTGGTCAACGCTGTTGGGTCTATACCAACGAGAGAATAGGTGCCGAGAACCGCCGTGACCGCGTGGCTCCAAAGCATCGCATCCGTGGCGATCCCAGCCAGAGAATAAGTGCCGAGTGCGGCAACTATTGGAACGTCCCTGGTCAGCGTGGTTGCGATCCCGGCCAAGGCGAAGGTGCCTAACTCTGCGACAATAGGAGTGTCACTGGCCGCCTGGGTTAAGGTAACCGCCAGTCCAGCCAGGGCATAGGTGTCGAGTGCCGCAATAATTTTGTGATTCCAGAGAAGCCCGTCGGTGGCAATGCCGGCGAGGGCATACGTTCCAAGCGCGGCAATAAGTATTTCGGGCGCGGTGCCAATACTGAAATTTACCTCAACAGGATCAAATATAAACGCCTCGTCCTCAATCGTAACGGTAGCGGCGTTGGAAGATGATTCGGTGAAAGTGGTTGTCCCGCCGGGTTGTGCGGTAAAATCTGCGTCAAAAACTGTCCGTCCCGGATCCGGCGGGCCTGCCTGCTCAATCCCATCATTTAAAATAGCGCGGTAAAAATTTCCAAAGAACCTATTTGTCGCTCCCGCATTTATAGACCCGACCTCTAAAGGTGCCGTGCCTTCAAAGAGCGTTACGGCTGTGAGCGTAGTTATTACATCACCAAGCTGAGTCCAAACAACCCCATCATCCGATGTATAAAAGGTGGCGGTTCTATTACCGGCACCATCGTCAGGAACGAAGACTACTTTGAGCCAATGCTTTGTCCCGTCTGTGAAACCGGGGATTACCGTTGATAACTGATTAGTGACGCTGATTCCAGTGGTTGAAACACCAATTCCGAGTTGACCGGCTGATCCGCCGTTGATGAAAAACGTATAGGATATTTGGCTCCCCGTACTCAGATGTTTTGATAAAAGTGCCTGCGATTGACCGCCCTTTGTCCAATCATCTGGCGCACACTCAACGACTATTTCTATCACCTTGTCGCCTGTGAGGTCATACGCGGCGATGTCTGGGGCCGAAGCGTGGTCCCCGAATCCGCCTGGGAGGTCAAGGTAACCCTCGGCATTTAATTGATACGCCCCTGTATTGGCGAAAAGCCATGTGAGCGAGAAGCCTGTATCTGAAATTATTTCAGTAGGATCAACTATGAACGCCTCGTCCTCAATCGTAACGGTAGCGGCGTTGGTGCTGTTCTCGGTGAAAGTGGTTGTCCCGCCGGGTTGTGCGGCAAAATTTGCGTCAAATACAATGTTGCCATCAACCCCATCCTTTAGAATGGCGCGGTAAAACTTCCCATCAAACCTATCCGAGACTCCGTCATTTACGGCCCCGACTTGGAGCTTTGCCGTGCCACTAAAGAGCGTTACGGCTCCTATCGTAGTTACTACGTCGCCAAGCTGAGTCCAATGAATGCCATCATCCGATGTATAAAAGGTGGTAGTTCTATTACCGGCACCATCGTCAGCAATGAAGGACGCTTTGAGCCAATGCTTTGTCCCGTCTGTGAAGCCGGTGCCTACCGTTGATAAATGCTGGGTGCCTCCGATTCCGGTAGTTGAGACAGTAAGTTTGAGTTTACCGGTGGATGCGCCGTCGATTGAAAAATAATACGATGTCTGGCTCCCCGTAGTTAGCCATTTTCCTAGAAGTGTGTGGCCGATGGCGTCAGTCCAATCATCTGGCGCACACTTGACAATTATTTCTAGGTCGCCTGTGAGGTCATACGCGGCAATATCCGGGGCCGAAGCGTGGTCGCTGACTCCGCCTGGGATTTCAAGGTGACCCTCGGTATTTAATCCATACGCTCCAACTTCGGCGGTAAGAAACGGGTGAAGGCCAGTACCTAAAATTACGTCCAGAGGATCAACTATCTTGGCTTCGGGGAAGACGGTTTGGTTGACCGTTACTGTGGCGGCGTTGGAACTGTCCTCGGTGAAGGTGGTTGTGTCGTGGGGTTGCTTAGTAAAATCTGCATCAAATACAACGGTGCCGTCTATCCCATCTTTTAGAATAGCGCGGTAAAACTTCCCGTCAAATATTGACGAAGTTCCCTCATTTATACTCCCGATTTCTAAATTTGCCGTGCCACTAAAGAGTGTTACGGCTCCTGCCGTAGTTATTACATCACCAAGCTGAGTCCAATCAACTCCATTGTCCGATGTGTAGAATGTGGCTACCCTTTCACTGGAACCATTGTCAGCATCGAAGGTTACTCGGAGCCAATGCCTTGACCCATCTACGAAGCCGGTGCCTACCGTTGATAACTGCTCAGTCGCGCTGATTCCAGAAGTTGAGACAGCAAATATGAGTTTGCCGTTGGATGCGCCGTTGATTATAAACGCATAGGATACCTGGCTCCCCGAAGTCAGATGTTTTGCTAGAAGTGTGTGTCTTAGAGCATCACTCCAATCATCCGGCGCAACCTCGACGATTATATCTATGTCACCTGTGATGTCGTATGCGGCGATGTCTGGGGCCGAAGCGTAGTCCTGATTTTGACCTGGGAGTTCCAGGTAAGCCTCATTACTTAATCTGTACGCCCCAATGTCGGGGGTCAGAGTAGCGGAAGTCATTTAGTCCACCGTCTTTATGGTTACAAAGGTGTCGTCTGCGCCGGCAGAGGAAAATCTGTAAGTGATTTTATCTCCGTTGGTATCTGCCGCTAGTGCGTCAAATTCATATATCCCATCGGAAACCTCAGTGATTGTTCCGTTCACCGCTACGAATGCCGCATTATCAATCCGCATTTCTCCCGTCACGGTAAGGCCGAGTGCTGGGGTAACGTGATCCCCCGCCTCATGCATCAAGAAAGTTATATCTGGGAAGGCCGCATTCTTCTGGATCCCAATGGCCCTGGCGATTGCGTTAATGGCGGCGGTAGCTAATGTCAGCACGTTGGCATCGAAAACCCCCGCTCCATACTTGGCATCCCAATAATTCGCGGTCACTACGGCAAAATCCTTCCACATCACAAGGTTGGTTGTGGGATCCGTAAATTCAACTTGAAGAAGGCCAAGAGTATCGGTGTCGGTTACATTCAACTGAGTAGTATAAAATCCATCCTCATCATGGACGGGGATATTTGAATCGCTCCTGTCCGCCATGTTGCTACCGTTTTTGGACAAGCGGATACCAGTGGATGCGTTGTCCATCGCGGTTGCGAGGCCAGTTTCAGGGGTAACACCGTCAGCTTGATCTACAAACGGCCCAAGTAAAAATGTCATTGCTGTGCTTTGTTTGATTTCAATAGTCATTAGTGTTGCCCCATTGCTAAATGTATAAATGCCACCGGAACGATGGTACCGCCGCCGGCAACCGTGAATCCTGTGTCGGTCCCGGCGAGGTCATAGGTACCCAATTCCGCGATAATATTATGGTTCCAAAGAAGTGCGTCCGTGGGGATGCCCGCGAGAGCGTAGGTTTCAAGATCCGCGTCAAGGATATGCCCCCAGAGTAAACCGTCGGTGCCCAGGCCCACCAAATCGTAGGTGCCAAGCGCGGCGACGATATTGTGCCCCCAGAGTAAAGCGTCTGCGGGGACACCCACCAAGTCGTAGGTGCCGAGCGCGGAGGTGATCAGGAAGCCTTTGTTTAAGCCGGTGAGGGTGATGCCAGCGAGGTTGTAGGTTTCGAGGTCTGCAATGAGGTTGTGGTCCCAGAGAAGCGCATCCGTGGGGATCCCCGCGAGGTCGTAGGTACCAAGAACGGCGGTGAGCAGAAACCCCTTGTTGAGATTTACAGCGGGACCGGCGAGATCGTAAGTGTCAAGCGCGGCCACTAAAATATATGTTCGTATGAAATTTGTCGAGGGCCCAGCGAGGTCGTATGTTTCTAAATCTGCCTGGATCGCATGGTTCCAAAGAAGCGCATCCGTGGCAATGCCGGCGAGGTCGTAGGTGCCGAGAGCCGCTACAATCGGAACGTCCCTTGTGAAAGTTACAGCGGGCGCGGCGAGAGCGTAGGTTTCAAGTGTTGCGGTGATCGCGTGATCCCAGAGAAGTGCGTCCGTGGCGATCCCGGCCAGGGCGAAGGTGCCAAGCGCGGCAACTATTGGGGTGTCGCTAACCGCCAGATCGAAGGCAACATCGACATCAAGGCAATCGAATTGAATAGCAGGGGAGTGGGGCATCCCCTGTGCGTTACTTATTAGCCGAATCTGCGCTCCATCCATATCGGATTCTGAGCGATCAGCATTCCAGCCACCGTTTGCATAATTTTCATTCGCAAAAGAAGTGGTGAGATTCGTGCCATTGGAGTTCCCTTGAGAAACCCCTCCAATCAACAGATGAACAATAATCCGGTCATTGTTGCCGCCGGTTTTCTTGGCTCTTACGTTGACCTGAATACTTGTAACGGTGTCGCCATCAACAACTGCGCTGGGGGTTAAATCGAAGTCAATGGTGTCGTCGTCAACAACCGTATCCATCGAATTGCCATCAGCGGCGGCTATGGCTTCGTCAACGTCCGTAAGGTTGCCGGTCCAACTACCTTGGGAGGCAATGCCATTAATGTTTAGGGTTTCAACCGCCATCTCTCACCAACTGGTAGCAACACCCACCAGTCTTGCCATCAAAGGCGGTGTCAAGATCAATGTTTTGAGGCCACTTCATGCAAGTTTCCTCAAAGAGTTTTCGCGGACTCCACCCCTTAAACATCTTATCAACTAGCATTTCAGAGGACTTTGGCGTAAGGGAGGGGTCGGATTGCAACATACACCCACGGTCCCCTTTAGAAGCATCCCGATAAATACAATCAGAATGATCTTTATTTGGAAACCGTGGGTTTTCTTCACAGCACTTCCCATCACAAGTTCGCACTTGTTTGAGAATAAGCATCACGCTCCTTTAGGTTATGGTGATGAACCCGCCGGAATCGTCCCAATCAATCGTGTAGGTTTCCCCATTCGCCAAGGTCACATCTGATCCGTGATCGTAATGTCCGATCAATGGATCTACCGGTGTGGTCTGAGCCTGATTGAACACCACCACACGCCTGAACGTGGCTACCGCGCCAGTGGCGGTGATCACAAGATCGGTCAGGGTGAGTTTATACACACCGCCGGTTTGAGCCGATGAAGTTTTGGTGATCGTCCTCGCGCCGAGATTGGTGTAGGCGATCTCAGTCAAGTCCCCAAGGATTGAGTTGCCGGCAACCGGTGCGTTGCCTTCGGTGGTCAACGCGATTTCAAGCTGATGCCCCGGTGCGGCCAGATCGTGAAAACCGTGGGCTATATCTAAAACGAATACATCAAATTTTTGAAAGGCTACCATGATACAAAGTCTCCAAAGTTAGAATTGTTACCTGCCGATCACTCCGCCTTTGGCCCCAAAGTCCATCGGGTCCGCGTGGAGCGTGTAATGCCTCTTGCCTTTCGGGTCTATGTAGATATTTGTGTCCGTAGTCCCGACTCGCCCTTCACCATTCACTTCAACCATTGCTCCGCAGGTGACGCAGTTCAAAACCTTGATCTGCGCTGATCCATCAGAGACTTTTGGCAACGATAAAACGGCGAACACTTTTCCCTGGCAGACGCATTGCACTACTTTCAGTGTTGGGTCCACGGCTGGGTACATATTTTCTTTTGGCTTGTTGTTTTCTTCCGACATTGTTTCTCCTGGTTTTTGGTAGGGAGGTTTAAAATCGCGGTGAATCAGGTACGATCATTAAAGCCCCACCGGAATGACGATCAAGGTTATCGTCCAATATAATGTCGTCAATCGCGGCTTTGTACGCCGCCGCCCACTTTGTCTGGGCCTTCTGATCTTGGACAAAAAGTGATGCTTCCAAACAAGAAGCATACAAAATTACATCAAAGGCGTTGGTAGTGAGCCAGTTGGATGGGTTGGCGTCACTCAACGGCAAAAACTTCCTCCAAATGGTCATTTCCATTTCGTAGATCCCATCAGGCGCAGGGCCCAATTCGAGTTCATCCCCGATAATGGAATACACCACTGGAACGCCGGTGTTGCTCCCCGCCCACTTCATATCGAAGTTCTGCGGCGTCAAGTAATTGAGCGTCCTGATCGGAGAGGTATTCAGCTTAAAGTTCCGCATTGCCGCATACCGATCCGGGAGAGCGTAATACCGTTGGGTCTTTATTGTGTTTAAAGTGACCCGCGTTTCCATTGTTCTTAACCGGAGTTTCCGGTTGAGCCTGTTTTCTGCAAACTGAATGAAGGTTGGTATCTGTGATGCTAAATCATCACGCGACAACCACTCCGCAGTTTTACTTTTCAGTTCGGTGAAGTTGGTCATTAAAAAGTGCCTTCTTTCGTCCGCAGATTTTTAAATTCGGTTTTGTTCAACCATTTTTTTAACCGTCTTTTGTTCTGCCAGATACCTTGCCTCATCAGGTCATTGACAATGATCCCTGGCACCTGCGCGATCCGCGTCCAATCTCCGAAGCGTTGACCATGTGCATCGTTTCTCCTGGCCCGGTTCTCCGCCAAGATCCCTGAAATGTCCTGGCTCTCCTTGATGATCAGACGGTCTTTCTGTTCCTCGTAATAGACGGATTGCTTGATACCGTCCTCGGCACCGTCGTCGAGGTACCCCATAAACTTCTCAACCATCAACGGCCTCCTGCGTTTTTCCCAACACCCAAGATGGAGTAGGTGAAATCGGTGCCGACAAGGGTTATTTCAAGTCTGGATTCCACACCTGCATTGTCTGGGATTTTCAAAAGGAACACCCCGACCCCTGAGATTTGAGCGAGTGCCGTATGATCAGCCCAATTCGCACCGACCCCTTTTACCTGGTACACAACGTCCAGCGTGGTCCCGTTGTCGGCGGTAACATCAACGATGAACATTACCTCGTCCCATTGCGCCGCCCACTTATTGAGATTTACGTTTTGGCTGGCGTTATATACTGCCGACGGTAAAACCTTAATTTCTTCTGCTTTTTTCCAACCCATGACGCTCTCCGGTGAAAGGGAGGGGCCTTGCGGCCCCTACCAATACCCCTCGATCACTACGATCAAGCGGTCAAAATGTCGGCAACCTTACCGGAAGCCTTTTCGTTCCGTGATTCGAGTGAATACTCAACGATCAACTGCCTACGCTCAGAGTCACCGGTCTTCGATAACTTCTGTACGCGGAAGGGTCGCAGATATGCAATCGCCCACATTTCCATATCCAAGATCAGGAAAGTCCTGTCGCGGGTGAACCTGTTTGGAATAACGTGCAGTTCGCCCCAATCTGATATGTAGACATCAGCCGCACCCAGAATGGATGCTTGGCCCATGCCGGAACCGGTTTCGCGCCGTAGGGGAGCAATACCGGCAAACCCGGAGATAACGCCTTTGTTGAACTTCCCAACCATGAGGTAGTTGGGGTCGCCACCCTCGTCCCAGATGTTTTCCAACTGCGCTTTCATCAGGGCTTCGGTCATGGCTATTTGAGTACCGTCCGTCACCACGCCAGCCGTGGTAGAACCACCGGCTCCGTCCGTGACGTTGGTTTCAATCCATGATTCCAGGGCGCGAGTTTCCCGCGCCGTGGTGGAGTCACCAGCGACGATATTCTGTACTTGGGTGATAATGGACTCTATATCGCGTTTGAGTTCTTTCGATTTCTTGGCGATCTGATAGGCCATTTCAGACTTCCGGCCAGCCTTATTGACAACTTCCTGTGTCCCGGAAATTACAATAACCTTGTCGGAAATTTGGGTGCGGTTGGTTTCGCGGGTGGACGCGGCTACCGCATCATGCGTCGCGTCGTCACCGTCAATGACCTTGTTGGAAAGGTCAACGCCGGCGAGAGAATCGCTTTGCCATTCATGTAAGGTCTGTTCGGCTTTTACCCGACCAGCCATGGACATAAACGGGGTCTGCGTTGGCGAGATATTATAAATAACATCGGCCAGGTCTTCTCTCGTCCCGATTGAATCATACGAGTCGAAAGTTTCAGCGGGTTGTGTCATTATTCTATTCCTTCAAAAATGGTTTATTCCATGAGGCTTTCAATTACTCTCGCGGCGTCCCCTACTTTGCCGGTCTTTTTTAGATTGCCCCACTGTTTTTGGCTTGCGCCCTTGGAAGACGATTTTTTCCCAGGAGAGGCCCCCGGCCTAGTCATTTTTGGCTTGCCGTGGACTTTCTTTTTCGAGGGATCTGCCTTTTTGAAAGCGTCGTATTTGCGGGCTTTTTCAGCCATCACTAGGAACCGGTGATCGAGGATTGAGTTCATTTCCTTTTCCTCGTAGCCCTGGGTTACCCCGTAGGCTCTCAACCGGGTCAATCCTACCTTCCGCTTTTCGATGTCCTTCCATTCCGGCATTTTTTCGAGAAGTTTCTGGGCTTGCTCCTTGCCAAACTTTGCGCGGTGCGCTTGCCTGTCTTGCATTTCGGCGTCGTGGGTTTTCTTCCTCTCGGCCTCAATTTCAGACTTAGCATCCCGGAGTTCCCTAAAATCCTCTCGTTTATCCCTGTATTCTTCTGGGTCTTCTTCCTTCAATCGGTCCCAATCTGTATCCTGAAACCTTTTAAGATCGGCGTCAGCATTGGTGTCCATTTGTTGAAGGGTCTGGGCATATCTTTGACGTTCATTGCGGACAGCCTGTTGTTCGGTTTCAAACTCCTTCTTTTCCGCGCTCAACGTCTGGGTCTTCTGCGTGTAATCCTTTTCGCGCTGATAACCCTTGGTTAGTTCCTCGACGGTCACCTTGCTTTCTTCACCGTTGACTTTAACGGTGTAAAGGGTCGGCTCGTCTTCACCTTCCGGTTCTTCTTCCTCGCCTTCGGCTTCTTCTTCCTCGTCGCCTTCGGGTTCTTCTTCTTCGTCGGTTTCCGCGCCAGGGTCTTCCTCACCCTCATCGGGATCGGATTCGTCTTCGGTTTCCGGTTCCTTCTTTTCCGGTTGTTTCTTTTTGGCCTCTGGCTTGGGTTCGTCCGATGTTAAAAACTCATCAGACAGTAAGCCTTCAATATCACTGGCCGCCGCATCAACTCCTTGCTTTGGGATTCCCTGATCGGCAGGGGTCGTCACATCAGACATAAATCACCTATGGCT